TCGCCGACAGCCTGAGCCGCGACGGCACCGGCAGCTGCGCCCACGCCTGCGCCCACAGGACCGCCAACGGCTGCACCTGCGACAGCGCCCGCACCGGCACCGCCAGCGGTGTAGCCAGCGCGTCTGAGCGCAGCGCACGCCGCCACGCAGACAAGGACGCAGGAGAGGAAGACGTAGCGGGGAAGATGTTTCATCGTTGCGCCTCACGAACAGCCTTGACGGCTTCGGTCATCACTTCGCGCAACCGCGCGCGGAGTGCGTTTCGTTGTGCGGGCGAGTCAGCGGCGCGGATCTGATCCTCAAGCGAACCCACACGCTTCTTCCACGAGTCAGCACGTCCGCGCATCCCGAACAGCTTGCGGTCGTACTCGTCGCCCGCCTTTTGGTCCTTGACCGCATCGTCGATGCGTCCGAGGTAGTCGCGGAAGATGTTGCGTTGGTCCCGCAGGTTCACGTCGTTCTTGAACCGGCGAACCAAGGGCACGTCCGCGAACGACACGTCTTCGCCCGTGGCGATCTTCTCGGCGATCGTCGCACCGCGCGTGATCTCGCCGCCAACGCCACCGAAGAAACTGCGCACAAGGTGCTCAAGCGTGATCGGCGACACGTCCACCGCGCCCGCACGGCGTTCGTTGCCGCCCGAGAGCTTGTTCAGCCAGCGCGTCACGGCAACCAACGTCGGGTTGGTCGAGTCCCACGCGAGTTCCGAATCGGGCCGGTTGCCGAAGTTCATCGGGTACATCTTCGAGCCCGTGAACGTCGTGCCCGTGGCGATCTGGACGAACGGCTTGGCGACGGTGGGCGCGACAAGCTCCAACGGCGTGCCCGCTTGTCCCAACGGCGAGACTTGCTCGGCGAGCGACATCGCGGCGTTCGCAGCCTGCTTGCCGTACTCGCCCGTCTCCGCGCCATCGGCGAGCGACGTGCCGAGCGTGTGGAACCAACCCCACACGTACGGCAGAGGAATCGTCACGTAGTCGCCCTTCGTGCCCGGAAGCATGAAGACGACGTTCGAGTTCTTCACGTACTGCGGAACCTTGTCGTAGAACGGGATTCCGTCGTCGTCATCGCCGCCCGCGTATCGGTTTATCGCAGCCAACGCCGCCGCGCCACCAACCATCGCCATGGCGAGCTTGCGCGCGCCCGGCTTCTTGAGAGCGGTGTAGATGCGGTCGGTCGATTGGATGCCCGCGTTCGAGAATGCATAGACGGCGTTCAACCACGACGCCTGCCCGAGCCGCTCGAAGTTCGTCGTGATGTTCTTGGCGAACTGCGCCGCGCGATCGTCGGTCATGCCGAGGTCTTCGATTGCATGCCGGAACGCATTGAGGCGCGTGCTCGACTCGGACACGTCAGCCATGACTTCCATGAGCTGCGCGACCTTGGACGCGAGTTGACGCGGCATTCCCTGTTCGCCGCGCAGAGCTTCGATCTCGTCCCTGAGTGCGCGCGCGCGTTCGGCTGTGCGGATCCCAAGGTCCATGAACGCGACGGGCGCGCCCGACGCCTTGAACCGCTGCGCCCACGAGCCGTTCGTGGCAATCTCGCGCATCGCCCACGCGATCCGCTTGGGGTTCAAGAACGTGGCGTCTTGCGTGTTGAACGCCGCCGCTTGCACGTCGCGCACCACGTTCACGGGTTGGAAGAACGGGTTCCACCGCGTGCTCATGCCCGCAATGAACCGCGTCGCCTTCGCCATCATGTCGATGACGGCGGAACGCCCTTCGTTGTCCAGCCCCTTGATCGCTCGCGGAATCGCGGCGTACGCATCGGTGAATCGCACGCGGCGCAAGTCACCGCGAACCTTGAACGTGATCTCGTTCTCGGCTTCTTGGAAGTCCGGCACCTTGCGGACCACGCCGTCAACGAGAGCGTCCTTCATGGGCGGCACGTCCACGACCGCCACCTTCGGATCGCCGATGTCCTTGGCAAGGTTGTAGAGCGGTTCGAGCGCACGGTTCCGCTCGCCGCGCGCAATCGCGGACTCAAGGTCCTGCATCGCGTACGTGAGCGGGTTCTCGGCCATCGATCCGCGACCGAGCGCCGCCTTGAACTCGCGCCCCTTGATCTGCCGCCCCGCACCACGCTGTCGCGCCTCGACGTCCGGCTCCGACCGGAACGGCGCGTACGTCGGCTGCGCGCGTTCCATCGATTCGACGGTCTCCTTCGACTCAAGCCCGTATTCGACCCACAGGTCACGGGTGCGCTTCGTCAGCGCGTCGAACTGCTGACCGATGCGCTTGTATGCCGGATCTTTCGCGCCCGCGATGATCTTCGCAGCCTGCGCGTCCGACATGCCCGAGCCGTTGTCCTGACCCGTGCGCGCCTTGACGAGCGCGTTACGATCCGTCGCACCACGCGCGAGCAGGTACAACTCCACGTCATCGACGTTCAGACCCGAATCGGCAATAGCCTTGACGAGCGGCTTCGCGTACCGATTGATCTCAGCCTCAACCCGCGCCTTCGTCTTGCCCTTTTGAAGCTCGATCGAAAGGTACGGATCGTTCTTGTCCGTGATGATGCTCTTGGCATCCTCGACGAGCTGCTTGAGAGGTTGCAGCGCATCGACGACGTACGAACGCGAGAGGATCTTGCGGTCTTCGGCTGGTTGTTCGGTGATCGTGGGCGGACGTTGGACGGCATACTGCGGTCCTTGCCCCACGTTCTGCGCTTGAGCCTTGAACTCCGCACCGAATCGACCCTTGGGCGTCTTAGCGAGCACATCCTTCGCACGCAGCGCGTCCTCGATCTCTTCGACGTTCGCGCCTGAAGGTTCGATGCCCGCACGCTTGAGCTGCAACGCGGCGCGATCGCCTTCGATGTTGTTGGGGTCGCGCGCTTGACGGCGAAGGTTTGCGACACGTTGGTACCACGGCTCGTCTTTGCCGGGGTGGGATTCGCGGAGGGAGGTGTCTTCGGCGGCAAGGCGCGTGTTCAGTTCCGTCTCAAGCTCCGCACGAGGCTTGGACAGGAGTTCGCGCCCGCGCGGGTTGTCGAGGGCTGGCGGGATAGCGGGGGTGCCGGTGGGCTCGGGAAGCGTCACTGACGCTTGTGACGGTTCTTGTGACGGTTGCAGTGACGGTTCGGCATTGATCTCCAAAGGTCCGGTCGAAAGGTCCGCTTGGACCTGACCTTTCATCCCCACCGCCTCGTCCAAGAACGATCCGAGCGCCTTGGCGATTTGGATGCCCTCCTCCGGGCTCACGGTAGCCGCCGTGCCGCGCCGTGCGACCGATCGGTATAGCTGCGCCACCGCGCGCTCCTTGGACGACGGCGCGCCGATCATGGAGCGCCCCACGTCGAGCACCGCGTTCAGCAAACCGCGCCAGAAGCCAACGTCTTGCACCTTGGAGAAGGCGTCGGGATTGGTTCGCAGAAGCCGGATGACCGGTGAGAAGTCCTCCGCGAGGCGGGCGATGCCCTCGTCGGGGTTGGGCATCGTCTCCTGCTCGATCGCCTGCAACTCTTCCGGCGTCAGGTCCCGACCCGCTTCCTTGACCTTCGCGGCAACGAGGTCGCGGTGGTACTCGGCAAGCGCCTGCGCCTGCAACTCCGGGCCGAGCGCGGCTTGGATGCGGTCCCGCGCGCCCTCGACGTTCTCAAGAACGTGGTGCCCGATCTCGTGGTCCACCAAGGCGGGGAGCGCGTCGCCCGCGTTCACGTCCACCACGACGGTGGAGCCGTCCTTGGAATAGCTCGCCGGGCGGGTCAGGGGAGACCCGTCTTCGCTCTCAACGAAGACGAGCCGCGCCCCCCGACGCTCGACGAAATCGCGTACCGGGTGATCGCCCACGTCCACGGGCTGCACACGCGCCCCGGAGCCCGCGCCGAAGTCTTTGACCGCCGCCTGAGCCGCAGGGTCCAATGACTCCATGGACACGCGCACGGGCTTCGTGGGGGCTTCCGTACCGCTACGTGTCGCATCCGAAGTTATACGTGTCGTATCCGTGTTGGCCGTCCGCCTCCCGCCCGCCGCCAAACCACCCGTCAGCAAGCCCGCGAGCGCCGACCCACGAATCGACGGCAGCACGCCTTCGATCAGCTTGCGATCGTCGTCGTACAGCGTTTGGGCGAGGTAGTTCGATCCGAGCTGCTGCAACCCCTCTTGGGTAGCCTCCGAGAACCCCGTCTTGATCCCCTCCCACATCGCGCGCGAAAGTCCGCCGCCGGACGCCTTGTCGGCGCGGGCGAGGATCGCTCCCAAGCGCATCTGCGCCGTCTTGGGCAAGCCCGGCAAGCCCGCCTCCGTGAGACCCAAGGCGGCGTTGCCCGCGAACGACGCCCATGCCTTGTCGTCGTCCGCGCCCGCGCCACGAGCCTCCCAATAGCCTTGAGCGCCACCGACGAGCGCGCCCCGAAACATGACCCCCGGCTTGACGCCCTTGGGTCCCGGAGTCGCCATCATGCCGAGCATCGACCCCGCTGCCATCGGGAGGTCTTGGAACACGGCGGCACCGACGCCCGAGTCGTTCGCCACGTGTGGGTCAGGCGTTCCGATCGAGCCTATCGTGGACTCCATCATCTGCCCCTTACCCATCGTCTCGGCCATGCGACCGAACGTCGCGCCGACCTCATCCAAGCCCATCGCGCCGAGAGCCTTGCCTTCAAGCTCGTAGATCATCGCGTTCCCTTGAAGCAACGCGCTCATGGCCGACCGTGCCGCGATTTTCGCGGCACCGCCGATCCGCTCGCCCATCGTCGGGGGGCGGAACTGCTCACGGGCTTGATCGAGCGTAATACGCCCGTCTTTGATCGCTTGGAGAAGGGTGTCACCCACCGCCCAAGTCCTCCTCGTCGTACACGCCGTCGCCGTTCACGTCGCGCCCATCGGGTTTGGGCTTCATCGGCATGGGCTCGCTTTGGTCCTTCGCCGGAATCCACGAACGCACCTTCGCCGGATCGAGGTTCTTTGCCTTGTCCTGAAGCGACGGCGTAGGCATCTCAAGGTCCGGATCAATCCCCGCCTCTTTGAGCGCCGCGCGAATCTCGTCGTCGCTTTGAACCTTCGGCTTGTTGGGGAAGAGTTGGTTCAACGCCTCCAACGGGATGCGAGCCTGCACCGCGTACTTCTTGAGGATGCGGCGTTTCTCGTTCTCAATCGCCGCGTCAAGCCCGTCTTGGTTGTCCTTGAAGCGCGGATCGCGCGCAAGCAACGTGCGCGCCTCTTGCTCGGCTTCCACGTCCGCAACACTCGCCCAATCCGCAACCGTCGCGTCGTGCGGAATCTCCGCACTCCCGACCTTGAACACGGGCGTCTTGATCCCGTACCGCTTCTCGACGATCGCCTTCTTGAGCTTCTGCGGATCCAAGTCGTCCGACGTGATCCAATCCGAGAACGCCTCGTGCAACGGCGCGGGATCCACGCCGCCTTGTGCCGCCTCGTTGATCTGCTGCTGAGCCCACTGAGTGCCCCATTGGTAGTTCTGCTGGCGCGTCAGACGGCGCTTCACGCTGCGTTGCAAGTCGCGCATCATCGACTGCACGGACCCAACGTCCTCCGCGCCGGTTTCAAGCCCTTGCATCGCGGCGTCGATGAGGCTCGATTCCTCTTCGTCGAGCATCCCCGAGTTCTTGACTTCGACGAGACGGCGGCGCATGGCACGTGTCGCGAGCCCCGTGCGCTCGTCCTGCTCGTCCTTGAGCAAGAGCGGAAGGTGCGTCTTGTAGAACGCATTCCGCGCCGAAGGGCTCAGCGTCGCCGCGTAGCGCCCGATCGTGTCGCGTTGGTTCTGAAGGAAGTCTTCGAGCTGCTGCGACTCGTCCTTGTGCGCGTACGTGCCCGTGCCGAGCTTGCCGCCGAAGAAGGCATCGTTGCCCGTGGGCACGCCCGCGTCGTGAGGCTGGAACTGCTGACCTTGGATGCCCGCGTATTGCTCGTACCCCGCCGTTTGCCCATCGCGTTCTTGCGCAAGCCGCTCGATCTCCGCGCGGCGTTGCGCCATTTCCTCTTCGGCAAGCGCCGCACGCTGAGACGCGACCTTCTTCCCAAGGTCAAGCTGCTCGCGCGCGAGCCCCTGCTCGATCTCCTTGTTCCGATTCGCCAAGCTCTGACCGGCGGATTCGTTCGCGGCGTTCATGCCCGCGACGAACGGCGAAGTCACGTCGATGCGCACCATGTCAGACCGTCCCCGGTTGCTTGTACTGACTCAGCGAACCCATGAGAGACCCGATGTTCCCCGCGCTCGGCTGCTGCGCGCCGTATTGGACGTTCGACAAGAACCCGAAGTAGGGGAGCAACGCTTGGTTGATCCCGCCCGCGCGGTACGCGCTGAGTCCCGCGAGTGCATTGAGCCCACCCGCCTTCGCTTGACCCAAGCCGATCTGCGCGGATGAGCGGAGCTTGGAGGCGGCAAGCTGCGCGTCCGTCATGGCAAGCGAAGCCTGACGCGCCGCACCAAGACGCATGTTCGCGTTGACGCTCGAACCAAGCAATCCGCGCGAAGCCGCGTTGCCCGTCGCGCTACCAAGCGCCTGTTGGAAGAAGCGTTCCGCGCCCTTCATGCCCTCGCCCTCTTGGCGATTGGCGTCCGCGATCATCGACAGGTATCCGCCCTGCGCCGCCTTCCCGGCTTGCTTGAGCAAGGGCAGTTGCTCGGCATACGATTGGTTGACCGTATCGAGCATTCCCTGTTGAAGCCCGAGAAGTTCCTTTTTACGGTTCTTCTCGTTCGTCTTGAGCTTCTTTTGTTGCTGCGCCCCCGCCACGCCAGAGACGGCGGCAGAGGCGATCGGAACGGCAGCGGCACCCATGTCAACCTCCGTATGCGAACCACTCGTCGTGCGTCTCGCCCGCGAGGACCATGCCCGAGCGGAGAGCGTACGAGAGCGCGTGTCTGCGGACCTTCGGGATGATAGCAACCATGCTCATCCCACTTGAACGAACAAAGCCCAAGAACAAGCGTCCCATTTCGTAGGCGCGGCGTCCTCGGTGAGCGGGGTGGACGACGACGTGGACTTCGGCGCACTTGGCATCAATCGGATCCATGATGAAGCACCCCTCAATCGGGTCTCCCCATGCGTAAACATTCGCGCGCTCCGTCCACGGTTCGCCCGTGTTGTAGAACGGGACCACGCCGCAAGCCGAAGCCAGCGTCTCCAACTCGGCCTGTGATGCGCGGCGGATCATCAGTACGCGTCCACTTCGAGCCAGTCCATTTCGACGTGAACGCGAGCCGTTCCGCCCGCGCCCATCGCAATCTGGTTGCGAAGGATCAGACCCATGTCCTGCGACAGGATCAGCGGGTGAACGCCGAGGTCTTGGGGAGTGAACGCGATATCGAAGAAGCCCTTAGGGACAGCCGCTCCCGCCGCAAGCTCTGAGAACCCACCAGACGCGATCGGGTGCGTGTCAATCGTGTGCGTGCCGTTCGTAAGAGCGCCCGTGGTCGCTACGCGCATGTCGGCGAACGTCGTCGTTCCGTGCGCGTTCGCCTTCTTCATACTGTTACCGGTCAGCGTGATCCCGGTTCCGCCTGTGTGCGCCGCCGTGTACGAGCGCGTCACGAACAGTTCAAGACCGACTTCCTGTGCAGCCGTGAAGCCAGCAATCGTTAGCCACCGAGCGCGGAAGTAGGTGACGATCGCCAGCTTGGACACGTGACTCCATCGCGCGGAGAAGACGTGCCCCGCCGACGCCGAACCAGCCGCTATGCCAGTGATTAGGCCCGACGACTGGCATAGACGGTAGGCACCGTTCGCGCCAATGTACGGATGAACAGGACGCGCCTTTAATGCTCCACCGGCATCGATCGAAAGAATCGAAGAGCCGTCAGCACCAAGCATCTTGACCGACATTAGATACCTACCACGTGGACGATAAACGTCCCATTGGAGCCGTTCGGGGCGTAACCATACACCGTGAATCCGTCTCCGTCGACAACGCTACCAACAAAGACCTTGATCTCATCGAGCAAGGCTTCGAGAGGATCGTCGAGACCTTCATCCGAGATCATGCACGAGAACTTTGTCGCAGTCGCTACCGCAGACTCGCCCGTCACAGCAACGCTCGCGGTCGTTCCTCCGTCGAATGAAAGCGTCGCGCTCACCTTGACGAACGATGTTGCCGATGCGCCTTCAAGCGTCGTCACTCGCGAATCGAGCGCCTGATCTCCAGACACCCGCGCCACAGACTCCCGCTGTAGCAGGGCAGTAACCGTCTCCCCGACCGCATCTTTCACGTCGTCCGTGCTTGGTTTGGCCACCAACGCCCGCGTCTTGGGGTCGACCTCGACGTTCCCGCCTTTCACGCGCCTCAAAGCAAACGGCGACGCGGAAGAGACCTCGAACCCGCTGTTGGGGTCTACGCGGAAGTCGAATCCCTTGGCGGGATCAAAATAGAAGGGCGACGTAGCCGAAACCTTGAGCCCGATACGCCCAAGCGTGTCCGTGTAGAGCGGATCCAAGAACGTGTTACCCGACGCGCTTGCCTGCGAATCGCGCCGATCCCGCGCCGTCTGACCACGGTTCGATCCGCCGCTCTGGCCTGAGAGGGGGCGGCGTTTCACGTCTTGAATCCGATCTCTCGCTTCTTGAGAGCTTCCATCGTCTTTCGGTAGACAAGCTCGGCAGGAACAACATCCTCAGCCTTGGCGGCTTTGAGGATCTTCTTCATCTCTTTCTTGGTGTAGAGAATCGTGATCGTTCGATCGCGCTTCTTCATACGATCAGCCTCCGAATGCCCATCGGCTCAGCCAACGCCGAACCACCTTCGTACGCGAATCGGCCCATGCCCGAGAGCTTCCACCACACGTTCGCGCCTCGTGCGCGGATCGGCGCAGCGTCAGTCAAGGGGGGCTCGATGTCCCATCCCGCATCCGGCACCGCAGGGATCTCCGCGCCGCCGGCTCCGTAGAGTTCCACGCGCGCGCCGGACAGCTCTCCGGCCAACGTGAACCGAGGGCGAGAGACCATGATCGCGTCGCGTTCGCCGATGTGTAGCGGCCCACCGACGATGCTCCAGTAGATCGGCGTGCCGTCGTCCGTGGTCGCCGTCTCGTCGAAACGGCGGATGTAGCCGTCCGAACAGCCGAGGTACACCGCGCGCCGCGACACCGCGTCCCCATCGACCAACCGCGCCGACGTGACCGTGTACCCAAGCTCGTCTTGCCACCACGAGTTCGTGCGCCGTGACCAGAAGTAAGCCGTCTTCGACGCCGTGCTCAGGTCCCTCGGGATAAGGAACACGTGCAGCCCTTGCGCGCGCCAGTTCCACACAAGCCGCACGTAGTAGACGCTGAGGTCAATGTCCTCCAAACGGCGACGGATCTTGTTCGACGAAATGCTTTGACCACCGAAGATGTCCACGCCGCCGCGCGATCCAAACACGTAAACGTGCCCCTCGGGGTCTTTGCACCACGCCTCGCCAAACGCGATGCCAGACACGTCGCCCACACGATCCACGCGCCCGCCGCGGGCCGGATCGCCAGCGACCACCAAACGCCGCGTCGGCGTGCCGATGATGAGCGTATCGTCGTTGTACGGAATGATCGCGTTCACAGGCTCGCCGACATCGAACGCGACAGCCTCGACGCCCGTGGGGTCCGGCGGAGCGATGTCGCACCCGAACGGGTTGCCGACCTCGGTCATGAACACCTGCGACGGGTCCAACCCACGCGCGAGCACCATGCGTTCATTCCAGTACGCGAGCAGCTTGCAACCCGGCGGAAGAGCCCCGGATGTCTTCGATTTCCACGCCGTGCCCACGCCGTCCGAGACGCGCGGCTCGACGCTGTAGTACGTGCCGTTGTCCGCGACCCACAGCTTCTGATACGCGGCGACGATTGACACGTAGTTCATGTCGTTCAGCGTCACGCCCGACACAGCGCCCATCGCCGGGACGTGCCGCATGGCATTACCCGCCGAGCAAGCGATGAACGTCCCGCGCTGGTTTGTGTTCGCGCGTGTCTCGACCACAAGTCGAAGGTTGCGCACGGTGACGTTGCCAGATCCCTCCACCGGAGAGCCAACCACGAGGTACTCGTCGATGATCCCCGACTCAAGCCCCGGTTGGTACTCGGGCAGGTACGGTTCAACCGCGCACGCATACCCACGCGGTCCACCGCCTGAAAGCGTGAACGTCAGCGACTCGGGGTTGTCGTTGTTCGATCCTGCGTCCGTGCCCGACGTGAGGTACTGGTACGCGCCCGCAGTCGAAGGCGTCGCGGTCGAGTACACAGGCACGTAGAAGTACGAGAGCGCCGTACCGTCCTGCGGACTGTTTGCCACGTACCCCGACACGCAGCACTTGGGGTAGTGGTACGTCGGCTCCACCGCCGCGCCAGCCGATCCCCAACGCGACTCCCACGTCCCCGAGCCCGTGACGCTCGCCGTGCTACCGTTGTCTTTGATGCGGCGAACCACCGACTCGCGCGTCAGGATCTGCGCCGCCGTGCCGCCCGTGCCCGTCCCCTTGGGGCCGTGCGTGAACACGAACGACTGATCGCCGTTCTTGGGCCAGCAGGCGTCGTACCCGATACCGCCTGTGCCCGTGGACGTGCTGTCGTCGATCACCGTCCAACGCGGCGAACCGCCGTTCGGGTCCCACTTGGCAAGGATCTGCTCGGTGCGCTTGAGCGTGAGGTACGCGCTCGTGGAGGAGCCCGCAAGCCCGTCCGCGACCGGCGGGTTGTTCTTGTACGTGTGCCCGACGGGCAGCTTGTTCGCGATTCCAAAGCGCCAGTGCAGGTACCCTTCGATCTTCTCAAACTCGGTCACGTCGATGATCGTCTTTGACCCGCTGCTCAGGTAGTCGCGCAGCACAAGCATGTACGCGATCTCGCCATCGAACGGGTTGATCCCCTCGCCCGCAGCCGTCGTGCCCGTGACCGTCGAAGCCAAGCGCCCGAGCATGGTCTGCTTGGTCGTGTTCAGGTCCGCGCCCGTGAACGACTCGTTCGTGCAGTCCGTGCCGTTCACTGAGTTCAGGTCGGTGCCGAACGCGGACCCGTCCGACTTGCACGTGAACGCCACCACCACAAAGCCGTTGGTCGTGTCATACGCCGCATACGGTCCCGCCGTGCCGCCCGACGCGAGCGATTGGTGCAACGACGCCACGCCCGACGCAGCCGTGAAGCCTGATCCGTCCGTGGTGTTCGCGTTGATGAACACGCCGCGATACGTGCTCGACGCCGTGTAAATCTGCCCCAAAGGGCAGCGAATCGTCGCGCCCGTGTCCGTGACACGCAGCACCATGAACACGCAGAACCACGCATCGGTGTACGTGGGGATCAACGTGCGCCCGCTCGCCGACCACGTTTCGTTCGTGGACGAGTTGGGCAAGGAAACGAGGCAGTTGTGCGCGTTGCCCAAGCCAGCCGTCGTGTTGAAGAACTGAACCGTGTCCTGACCGGCAAACGCCTTGCTCTTGTTCAGAACCGGCGACGTGCAGTTAGTCGGCGCGGTCAGACCGGCAAGCGTGTACGAGTAGGCGTTGCGGTTGTTGCCCGTCGAGTCCGTCCACAGGTCGACCGTATCGCCCGTCGCGTACGCATCGTTGTTCGTGCCGTCGCCATCCAGGTCCGAGGCGTCCAAGACGCACCACGCGCGCTTGTCCCACGAGGTCAGCCGATCCGGCGTCCAGTCCGTGATGATCTGTTGCGTGTCCGGCGAGCGCGGATCGTAGTACCGCGTCGTGTTCGGCTCGTGCGTCGTGACGATCGCGCCGTCCTTGTCACGCACGTCCATCCCATTGATGGGATTCGGCACTTGCTCGCGTTCCCACGCGAGATCCGGCACCGACGTGTCGATCAGACGATACGCCCGAATCGAGGACCGCCCCACGTCTGTGAAGTTGCACGCGGCGTACAGCACGCCCTCGCGCAGCCTCAAACGCTCGATGTAGCCAGCAACCAAAACCGTCCACTCAAGGTTCGGCACGCCCGTGCCGTCGCCCGCCGGTCGGAACTTCCACAGCCGCGCGGTCGATTGCGGATACCCCTCCGAAACCGCCACGTAGAACTCGCCCGTGAGCCCAACGACCAACGCGCGGCAAACGTGCTCGGGGCTCTCGACGGGCAACACGAACTTCCACACAAGCTCGCCAGCTCGATTGAACTTCGCCACGCCCGCGCGCCCGTCCAGGACAACGCGGTTGCCCTCGATGTCCACGTCAAGGGCGCGGCAATCCTGCTTGAGCGGCGTCTCGACCGCGAAGGTCTCCGTCTGACCGCCCTGCGAGATCGTGGCGAACGTGCTGACCGGCGCGTCGTACTGCACCACCTCGATCTGCGTGATCGCCTCGGACCCGTTCGCGGGACCTCCCACAAGCGTCATGCCCTCGCGCGAGCTGAGCCGTTCACGACCCGTCGTCGAGTCAAGGTCGCGGACGTTGCTCAGCGACGGCGACGTAAGCGGATCTTGCTTGGACTTCGCCTTGTCCTCACTCAGTCCGCCAAGCGGTGCGTACAGCGGGATCTCGTTCACGTGATGCTCGCATTCGCGCCACGCGCCCAATCCCACGCATCGCCTGGACCACTGACCGAAGCAGCGCCGCCCAACAGCTTGCCGTGAATGCGCTGCTGGATGCCGTCCTGACGAATCGTGTCGTCGAACAGCGTCCCTTGCCGGATCGCGTTGAGACGCGAGTCCAAGTCCCCGATGACCATCCCCGCCGCGTACTCACGCACCACGTGCATGAGCAATCCCTCGGCGAAGTCCGCGACGCCGATTGTCACGTTGTCGCCCGTCACGTCCGCCCACCGCGACAGGTAGGCGATCTGCAACACGCCCGTCGCCGATGCGGTCGGCGTCGGGTACACGCCCAACTTGGTCTGCGATTCCACGCAAACGTGCGTGATGAACCCGAAGTAGCCCGGATTGATGTTCCGGAGCTTGAGCATTTCCTCGATGCCGATGCGGTACACCGGGCGCAGCAGGGCGTTGTTCGCCACTTCGCACCCGATCAGCTCGCCGAAGCCCGTGGGCAACGTGACGTAGTTCTGGTTCGCCACGTAGTTCAACGACGCACCCGTGACGAGCGCAGCCCGCCACGAGTGCATGTTGTAGAAATGCCGTCCGGCCAGATTCAGAACACGAATCCCGCCACCAAGCTCGGCGTCCACGGGACCGCCGATCCGGTGCTTGATCGCATCGAGAAGCTGGCCGGACGTGATGGTCACGGCTGGTATCCGCTACCGAAACCGTGGTACCCGTCGAAGTTCACGTACATCGTCGTGCCGTCGCTCGTCGTGGTGTTGTAGTCCTCCAACGCGACGCCCACGATCTTGCGCAACGTCGAGGACGAGTTCGTACCGGAGCCCGAGAGGTCCAGTGCCTCCAAGTGCGGGCCAGCCGACACGTTCACACCCGTCGTCGCGCCGTCGACCCAAATCTGCGCACCGACCGAGATGGCGGTGTTCAGCTTGGACGAGACCTTCGCCTTGGTGATCCCGTACACGAGACCACGGAACGTCTTGGTGTCGTCGGCCTTTTCGAGCGCGACGACCCAATAGCCCGACTTCTGAGAGCGACCAGTCAACGTGGGGTTTTGACTCCCACTGACGCTGCCCCAAATCGAGCTGGAGCTACCCGGTCCGCCGTTCACGGACATCGAGTAGGTGGTGACGGGCAGGTCGGCCATCATGTCGGCCTTGCCCCAAAACGCGAGCGGGTACGAGAAGCCTTCGCAGACGTACCCGTTGCGCGCGATGAAGATGCCCTCCTTGTAGTCCGGCTGGATACCGAACGGGAGGTTCACAGTTGAAAGCGGCATGTGTGTGCTCCTGGATCAGATGGTGATGTTGCTGGACGGGTAGATCATCGCCATCTTGCGACGCGACAAGCACAGACGGTTGTGCATGATCGACACCGGGTGGATCTCGGTGTCCCATTGCTTCGCCGGGTACTTCGTCGGCCACATGTAGAAGTTGAAGTCGCTGTGGAAGAACCACCGCAACCACTTCTTCGAGATGAGCGGGAAGCGCGGACCGCTGACCGCCGCGCTCGACGACATCTCCGTGACGCCCGCGCCCAACGTCGGGGCAGTCGTTCCCGAAGTCGGGTAGATCGCCGCCGTGTCCATCGCCGCCCAACGCATGAACGGGATGCCCGCGAAGCGAACCGCCGGGTAGTAGGGATCTTGCGGATCCATACGGAAGAAGTTCTGCGAGCCCACCGCGACGCGCTGAACGTACGCCTCACCGTTGATCGACACCGGGATGCAGTACTCCGGGTTACGGAGCGCATCGTTCACCGTCGATTCGCCCGGACGGTACGGCAAGGCTTGGTAGTTCACCAAGTTGATCGCCTTCGTCAGAGCCGTGAGGAAGTCCGACGCACCGGGGTTGACCGTGCTCGTCGAAACCGAGTCCGAGTAGTTGATCTGCCAGCAGCGCCAGAACTTGCTCGTGCTCGGGTCCAGACCGTCGATGGTCGTGAAGCCGTTGGGCAAGCCCCGACCGGCAGGCATACGCCCGTCCGTCGAGTCGAAGATCGTGCCCGCCGTCGCGCCGTACTCGTTGACGTACGTCCACAGCGGCGTCGGGTTGATGCTCGTCGAGCCCGTGCCGACCTGAGTCGTCGCGTCCGGCTGAGCAGCCAAGTCGTTGTCGAGCTTGTTGTTCAGCGACGTGGCGAAACGACGCTCGATCTTCGCCATCTCACGCTTGTACGCCATGTAGCGCGCCGCAGCGTCGCCACCGTGCTTGTTGAGCGAGAGAATGATCTGGTTCAGGACGTAGTAGTCCTCGGTGAGTCGCCACTCGGCGGTCACCTTTTCCAAGACTTGCGGATCCGACACGGTGCGGTCGGCACCGGGCAGGTTGTTGGACGCGGTGCTACCCGTGTCCGACATGATGAAGTCTTGGATCTGCGTACCACCTTGGAGGTTGTCGGTGTCACCGTTCAACCACCAAGAGGTCATGAACGAGCGGTTTTGCGCCTCGTTCGGAATCGATTCCGGTCCCGTCAGAGTGATCGGGCCGGTGATCTTGTACATGTCCGACCACGAAGTGATCGCACTGCCTTGAACACCCATTCGTTGTTACCTCAGCGCAGCAGATCGCCGCGCAGTTTCTGAGCCTGTGCAACCGAACCAGTCTTGAGGTAGGCATCGAATGCCGCGATGTTAGCCGCGTCGGCGGTCATGGGCTTCGTCGTCTTCTCCGTGCGACGCACGGGCGACATCTGCCCATCGACCTGACGTTTCGTTTCAGCGCGCCGATCTCCGTACACTTCAACCAACGCCCGCCCGAATGCGGAGTCGTCACTCTCGCCCGGACGTTGGATCTCAGCCGCAAGGGAAGCGACGGTGCGCACGACGGAGGGCTTTTGAAGCTCGGAATACACCTTGACGTGCTTCCCGATCATCTGCTGCCGCTTCATCTCGATCACCGCTTGCGTAGCCGCGCTGCTCTGCTCCAGCAGAGCGATCATCGACGCGGCTTCGTCCCCAAGCGTCTCTTTCAGCTTCTCCACGACCTTCGGATCGAGCGCAGGACGCGCGGGCTCCGTACGTTGCTCGGAAGCTTGGTTACCCCGCAGAGCCGCCTTGGCACTCTCGGGGAGGGCGTTCATTTGGGAGTCGGTCAGACCCCATTGGTTGACAGACTCGGCTTGGACCTCAGCCGCGCCTTCATCCTCGACGGGATCGGCAGCCGCTTGAGTGTCCTCCGCATCCCCCACCGTCACCGCGTCCACTTCCATAAACGCGGCTTTGCGCTCGTCTTCGGTGCGTGCCTTGAGCTGGTATCCACCCATGCCGCCCGACTCGATCAGTTCGCGTGCAGTCGTCATCGAATCCACTCCGTCTTCTTGCCAACGTCAGCGCATCGGCTCTGGTAGTCCCGGATCTCTCGCATCGACTGAAACGCCGGGAAGCCGTTCGCGTCGTACCTCGGTGCCTTGACCGGGAAGTTGTCTTGCTTGCGGTACTCGGTCCACATGCTGATCGGACCCTTGGTGAAGTCGGGGATCGCCGTGGGTTGCTCGTAACCGTTGGGCTTGTCGCTGATCTTCACGACCTCGCCGTTGCGGATCGCGTACGTGCCGGTGTTGCTCCTACGCCGCATTCTCGCTCGCCTCCTGTCGCACTCGTTGGTCGGGACGTGGCAACGTGGTTGCGCCCTCGACGGTCTGCTCGCCCGGATCGGTCGCCATCGCGTGCTGAACGCCAAGCATCTTCACCGCCTCGTCGGCGTTGATGAGCTTGCCGAGGTTCGGGCGTCCGAAGGACTCGCCCACGGTGTCCAAGAGCTGCGTCACGTCTGCGTAGGACGCGATCTGCGGAGCGGCTTGGATGAGCGGCATCGCAGCTTGCAACATGCCCACGACGCGGCGTTGCATGACCGCTTCGCTCTGGCGCTCCATCGTGTAGCGTTCGATGTTGAGGCTGAAATCGTCGAAGGTGAACCCGCCATCGGGTCCGCCTTGGATCGCGACTTCAACGTCTTGGTCCTCGGTGAATCCGAGCGCCTGACCGGACACGTTGACACGCATCGCGCGCGTGTGCATCAGGTACCACATGACGCCTTGGAGCACGCGCTCATCGCAATCGGCGAAGCGTTGCACGAGGTGGCCGATGCGTGTCCCACTGGCCTCGCTAGCGATTGCGTTCTCCGTCGGGGAGCCAATGCCAGTGACCGCGCCACGCATGGCGTCCGAGAGACCGGACGTACGTTGCAGCCGCTCCCTTAGCTCAAGAATCGCTTGCCGCTGCTCGGGCGTCGCGCCGCCAAGCTCCATGTCGATCATGTGCTGCTTGTCGAAGCCGTCGATCAGCACGAAGTCGCCATCGATCGCGGTGCGCAGCGTATCCACGTTGCGCTCGTAACGCGCGTCACCGACACCAATGCGCTTGCGGCGTGCGGTGGCGCGAGACAGAGCCTCGGCGTGCCGGTTCAGCTCGTTCACTTGCTCGATCACAGCCTCGCACGGGCTCATCCCGAGCGACTGACCGGGAATGTAGTAAGCGTCGTACAGGTAGATCGGACCCCACGACGGACCGAAGAACGGCTTGGGCGCGCGCGGGAACACGCCGAGCGGCTTGGATGAGGTGCCCGCTACCGCAAGAGTGAAGATCGTCCCGTTACTGTGCTCGGGCGCGTTCGGCAGTTGGTAGTCGGGCACCCAAATCTCGCGCAGCACGACCTCGCGGCGGCGGGGGGTGTGTTGGTCGCGTCCGATCTCGTCGAGTCCAGCGTCAACGGGCAGGTCGCGCACGATGCCGCGATCCCAACCCTCTTCCTTCTTGGACTTCTCGATCAGCTCCTCAAGATCGATCGCGTAGCTGTACCCGCTGAACCGCTTGGTCTCGAACGAGTTGGCGGAGATGTCCCACCACATCGACGCGCGGTCGAGGTGTTCAGCAACGGGCCACAAACGCGGATCGTCGTCGTCGTCGGTCGCGCCGGATGCGTGATCGAGGCGCAGGAGCACGCCGCCCCATCCCGTGAGGAAGTCGGTGCAAACGCGCTGGCAAAGCCAACGGTGTTTTGAGTCCACGATCCACTGATTCACGCCCGCTTCGTTCGCGGCGGCGATTGCCTTGCCCTGTCCGGCGCGCGTGGACTTGACACGCACTTTCGGATCGTTCGAGATGATGCGCGGGAGAACGTACGAGATGTACTCGTAGTAGTGGTTCTCGATCAGACGGCGGTGTCCCGCGTCCTTCGCGTCCATCGTGAGGTTGCCAGCGAAGCCCGATACGATCTCGTCTTGGACCTTCTTGACGCGGGTCAACAGCTTCGCGCGCGCGTGGTCGATCTCTCGACGAAGGTGGTCGGCTGTGATCGGGATCGTCACAGATCGATACCTTCGATGATGACCTTGGAGGCGACCTCACCGGAGTGTTCGACGCGCTCTTGCGGGCGACCCTCGGCTTGCGCGAAGAGTTCGAGCAGCACCTTGAGCTCCGCCGAGATGCGGTCAACGTCCGCGCCGTCTTCGGTGAGCTTGTCGGTCAGTTCCGCGACGCGCTCGCCGATCTTGCGCGCACCGAGCCCGATGCCGTCTTCGTCCTCATCGCGCGCGATCTTGCGCAGCCACGCGGAGCGAGGGAGAGCGCCTTTGGGGCGACCGCCAGCGTTGCGGCGAGGGTCGAATCCGGGCTTGAACTGGTGCTCAACCGGAGGCGGCACGCCGGAGATCGGAGAAGCCCCCGGAGGCAGATCCTGTGCCTTTTCGTCGCTCATGCGCGCCCCCCGGCAAGCATGTCCTGATACTCAGCCGACAGGTACTTTCGGCGCAGGATTCGAGGGTCGCGTTTGGCTCGCGTGGGGCGGTTAGGAAGTATCGGATACGTCCACTCCCGATAGTTGATCCCGGCGCGATCTAGGCGCGGCTCAGAAAGCATCCGTTCCGTGCCCCACCCGTTGAGTTTTGGTTGGAGTCGCGCGATCAAACGCGCTTCGCGCTCCATGCGGGACGCGGTATCCACACGGTGCACGGAATAGCGAACCGTGATCGCGCCCTTCAAACCCTGCAACGTGGCGGCATACGAACCGTCGCTGCGAGCGTGGTATCGAAGGCGTGCGCGCAGATCGACCGACTGCCCGATGTACACGACCATACCGTCAAGGCAGATCGCGTATACCCCACTTGCCGAGGGTAGCGCGCGCCAGTCTGAACCGCCCAAGACACACCACGGGCTGTGCACGGTGTTGATGCATACACTAGCCCTAGTGGGTGTGCAAGCGCCTGATTGTAAAATCTAGAACGTAGACAACCACCCCACCCACGTCCAGAACAGCGCCCACGCGGCGACGTGTAGGGAGATCCATGCGGCGGTCTCAGAGCGGGTCATGAGGCGGCTCCTCGATTCTGACGGGCCAGAACTCAACTCCCTCGGATGCGAGAACGGCTCCGGTTCGCCCTTCGCCGATGTGCGCCCCGCTCCACCGCTCCTCGCCGCAATAGCGCCAAAGCTCAGCGGTCGTCAGCCATCCGGCTCGCGAGCGCACCCAATACCACCCCGGCTCCGTGGGCGGCGTTTTGGTCCAGGCGGTCATGGTTGGTACTCCACTCGATACAGCCGCTTGTTGTTCCTGATCCGGCGAACGACGCGGTATCCGTTCACCTGGACGCCCAGGAAGGGCCGTAGGCGCTTCGCGAGCCTTACCCGCTCTCCATGGCTGGATTCCGGCAGAACGCTTCCTAGGGCCACCCAGCGGCCTCCTAGCGCATCGTACCACCGATGGATCACCTCCCTGGGGTAGTGTGGGAGTAGCCGGTCAACACCCTCTACGCACCCCTTTATCGTAAGTCGTTCGTCGTTCATGGTTTGCGCCAAGTTTTGGGGTAGTGGTGGTAGTGGGGATATGTTTCCCCTATGGTCTTATGTACAGATATAAGAGTAACCCCCTCTACACTTATATCTCTACATAAACCCCTAAGGTAAAACACTACCTCTACTACCACATGAAAGTTGTAAGTGTGTGTGTGGTGCTGACTTAGCGCGTTTTGCTACATCCCCAACCATATCCCCGTGTTGACCGGCCACTATCGCGACATCCCCACAAGCCGGTACAGCCGACGCGACCCCGAACCGCTCCGCTCAATGCGGTAGCCGTCCGCTATACGGTCGACATATCGGCCTAGAATGCGCCCCAGGCTGATAAGTGGGGCCTTCGACGTGCTCATGACCGACTCCCACGCGCGCACGTTTTCGTTGGTCACGCACGGCATCAGCTCGGCGGTTGTGACCCACGAAGATCCGTGTACCGAGAACCAGCACTCGATGAGGTGTTTGAGGTCCTGACCGTCGTTGTCCATGTCGATCACGTTGGACGCTCGATCTTGAAGGATCGGCAACTCCATGGCGTGCTCGACAACCCCGCCCACAGTGCCACCCCATCTCTCAAAGCCACCGAACGGGCGCGTGCAAGGCGGGCGACCCATAGCTACCCACTTCTGGACCATGGCGACATACCACGCGATCGTGTTCCACCTGCGACCCATGATCGCGCCACGGAAATCCGGGTATCTGAAGCCCGTGCGTAGCTCAGGGTTTTCAACACCCGGATTCAGGCGAACCATGCACGCCCGTTTCGCGAGTTCCGCGCTAAACTGCATGTGGTTGCCCGTGCCCACGAGCGTGATCGTGTTCGGGACGCTAACGTACTCGTTCTTTCCCAACATACGCCCTCCAGGAGCCGACGCCGTGACGAACGACGTGAGCGACGGCGAGTCCAAAATCGACGGGATGTTGTCCATGTTGATGAGCGAGTGACCGGCGATGGCGATCGAGAGGATGCGCTTGTCCACCTCGTCCTCGTCCTTGGGCCACTGGATCGTCGGTGTGGGCGCGCCGAGCATCGTCCCGCCGAAGAAGTCCTCGGAGAGCTTGGTCTTGCCGGATCGCTCCACGGACGCGGTAACGCCGAAGAACGGCACGTTACCGTCGAGCAGGGGGCGCCACATCATCGTGAGCGGGACCGCCATGGCGTGCGCGAGGCTCGCACGATCCATCGGGAAGTCCTCCAACAAGTCGAATGGCGCGATCGGCTCCGGCAACACGATCTTGGGCGTCCACACGACTCCACGCGGCGTCTTGTGCTTGCCGATGAGCACGTTCCCCTCCAGGTCCAAGAGCGGGTGCGGCGCGATGGCCAGGAGCTCAGGGATCCAGATGTCGCCCGACTCCGAGTCCACTTGGGTCGGGTGCTCCAACATGAGCGACGCCCAATCCAGCGAGCACACGCGGCGCTCGACCTCGGGCGAGGCGTTGGCGACCGGCTTGGGCCACGCTTCGAGGGTGAGGTAGCGTTCGATGAGCGACCGAAGTGAGCGATCGGTGAGGAACTTGAGCTTGCAGGTTTTCTTGTCGATCATCACCACCTGACCGGCGCGGGTGAAGAACAGCCCGTGGCGACGGAGTTCCTGCCAGCCAGCCGAGGCGAAGATTTCGCCCGACTGGTGGAACGGCGGCTCGTCGAAGGAACGGTAGTGCGTTCCGGGGACGAGGATCGAATAGGTCTGTGGCTCTGCTTTGACTCTTTTACGTTTCGGCTTCGGGGGCGGCGGGGGGACGGGGTTGGGCAAGCTCACGATTCAACAACTCCTCGGACTCAGCGGGTGACCGGGCGATGATGTAGATGCCGCCAAACGAGCGCACCATGCGTTCGTAGTTGGATTGTGCGGGGTTTTGTTTGCCACGTGCCGACTTCACCTCGACGGCGAGGAATCGCCCGTTGGGGGAGACGATGCCGGTCAAGTCTGAGGTTCCAGCAGGAGCGAGATCGATCCAGGTAACGTGCAGACCGGCGGCACGCGCGCGTGGAAGGTCACGGTTGGGGATTGCCGCGACCTTGCCAGCGTTGGACCGGAAGAGGCGGACGTCCGGTCGGCATCCGAGGCGGCGGAGGATGTCCGCTTGGATGAAGTTTTCGGAGACATAGGAAGCATCGTGGTCCATGGGGTGTGTCCTCGCTCACGTGTGTGACGCACGGATACGCTTCGAGTTCGATCTTGGCAACGTTCCTCGGCCAATCGCCGTAGGCTGTTTTGTACTTGTGCCGTGCCCATCCCAACTTACGACGGGGGGTGTGGTTGAAGGCTTCGCGGCACCATGCTCGATACGCGCGCAGCCGTTCTTGAGCCTCATCCACCCTAGGCGGCGGATTGCGCAACACCTCGACCAGCGTCTCGTCCGTCTCGCGCATCTTGGGCTTTTCGATCTCCACGCCACACGCAGGGCACTTGTCAAGCGGTGGCGTGTACGCGCAGAAGCACGTGGTACAGAACCGCACGGTCTCAGGGCGCGCACGCTCTTCGCGCTCGCCAGCCTCACGCGCTTCCTTGCCGTCCAAGCTCCAACGTGGCTCGATCCACGGTGCGCCGTGGCGCTTGACGTTGCCCGCGTGGTCGAGGATGAACGCTTGCTTGCCAGGCGTGGGGCGCATGACGCGCCCACACTGTTGACGGTGGAGGCTGAGCGAGAGCGTGGGGCGCGCGAGCACGGCCACTTCGAGGTCGGGGAGGTCCCACCCTTCGCCGAGGATCATGCAGTTCGTGACGATCTGGATGTCGCCCGCGCGTAGAGCGGCGAGGACTCGATCGCGTTCGCGTCGCGGCGTCTTCCCGTCGATGTGCTCGGCAGCGATACCGTAATCGCGGAACCTCTTGACCATGCCGAGGCTGTGCTCGATGTTGCACGCGAACACCACGCCCTTGGCCTTGGGCGCGTGCTGTAGGTAGTGATCGATCACGCGCCCGCGCAGCTTGGACTGGTACTCGGCGAGGGCTTCGGGAGTGAAGTCGCCGCGCGCCTTGGTTTGCTTGAAATCCGGCGGCGGCGGCGCGAACACGCGCGGCTGGCACAAGAATCCCGCGTCGATCATGGCGGGTGTCGATGTGGGCTGTAGAAGGTGCATGAACCCAACCTTGCGCAACCCCTTGCCGTCAAGGCGTTCGGGCGTCGCGGTGAGGCCGATGATCGTCGCCTTGTCGCTGTAGTGCGCGATGAGACGCTGATAGGTCTCTGCTGTGGCGTGGTGGCATTCGTCGATGATGACCACCTCGGCCTCGGGGAAGTCGCGGCGCGCAAGCGTTTGGACGGATGCAACCTGTACGGGGTGCGATGGGTCCGGGCGTTCGCCGGCAAGGATAAGCCCGCTCGGGATACCGGCCTCGGTGAAGCGGCGCGCAGTCTGGGTCACGATCTCGCGGGTGTGCGAGACGATGAGGCACCGCAATCCCTTGGCGATGGCGTCGCGCATGACCATGGCGGCGACGACGGTTTTGCCCGTGCCTGTGGGCATGACCAGGACCATTGGCTGACGCCAATGGCCCCGGATCATTGCAAGCGCTTCCTGTTGGTAAGGGCGCTCTTGCACGACTACTTCGCGGTCGCGGCTCGGAGTTCAGCAGCCTTCGCCTCGGACCACGCCTTGAGCTTGTCGCCCTTGAGCGCGTTGAGGATGCCGGTGCCGGGGATGTGTTCGAACGGATAGAGCCACTTGACGCGCAGCGTGGCCTTGCCCTCCCACGTATCCATCTTGGCATCGACGACGAACTTGAATGTGTCAGGCGGCGGTTCCTCGGTGACGGTGAGGTCGTTGAGGAGCCCCGGCATGGCGTTGTTGATTTGCGCGATGCCAGTGGAGTTCATGCCGCCGCCGTCCTTGACGAACATGACGGTGTAAGATGCCAGGGTGTAGCCGAACGGCGATCCGTCCTCGGCGGTGATCGTGGTCCAGTCGGCCCACTTCTTCTCCTTGGCGTCCCACGACGCGGTGATGACGCATTTCATGCCGAGGGAAGCGCCGTCTCCGTTGACGGTAACGCCCCACTCGACGGGTCGAACTTGGTAGAAGTTCTCGAACTGGGCTTCGGACTTGAGGGGTACGAGATTCACGGGATGAGTTCCTTCCAGAAAGAGTTGTCAGTCGGATCGTTCCAAGGTCTGTCGGCCCGCGCGGGACGCGACTTGGCGATCCACGCGGGTCGTTGCTTGCCGTAGATGGTGCGCGTTCCCGCGCCCCTCCCGATGCCATCGGACGCCACCACGTCGTAGCCGATGAAGAAGATGTCGGTGAGCCATTCGACGGTGCGTGATTGCACGGGTCCGTTACGCTGCTTTTGGATGCGCGGTTCGTAGCGGATGAAGTCGTCACCCATGGGGTTGGGCACGGTCTCGATCGTCTCGTGCATGACGAAGACGATGTGCTTGCCGCGATCGGCTTGGCGATCGAGCGCGGCGAGAAGGGTGATCCACGTGTCGTAGACGTGGCGGTATCCCTTGCCGTACCCGTAGTTCTCGACGTTGGTGGCCATCCCGCCCTTTTCTTTGGGGATGTTCTCCACGGTCCAGTCCACGCAAAACTGTTCGACCTTGCTGGCGTTGTCGATGATGAGATGCTTACCGGGCAAGGATGGATCCTGCACGATCGCCATGAGTTCGGACCAGTTGGACGCGATACGGCGATCCGCGATGGCGAGGTGTCCGGTCTCGTGCTCGGTGTCGATGGTGACGGAATCGGGTAGGAGTGCGGCGAGTGTGGACTTGCCGACTCCGGCGGGTCCGTAGAGCCCGACGCGCCGGATGAACTTCTGCACGCCCGACGTGGGCGGCTTGAGGATGATGATGGGTGCCGGGGCGGACCCCGGCGGCATGGGAGGTTTAGACATGGATGACAAGCTCCGGGTTGGTGTCGGTGAGGCGCTTGAAGCCCTCGGGTGTCTCGGTTTCGAGGTCGGTTCGATGGCAGATTTCGAGGTAGTCGCACGTCGAGAATCGCACGCACGCGGCCGGATTGCGGTGCTGGTATCCGGCGAGGATCAACTGCGCGATGTTGGCGCGATCGGCGCGTGCCTCTTCGAGCCGCTGCGTGGTCATGGAGACCTCACGCACGTGGAGACGCGGTTCCGCATCGGCCCATTCAGCAACGCGTACGGCAAACTCACCGGGTGACTCGTCGGTCGCGCGTTGGGTCGCGTAGAGGCGCGACGGCTCGCAGTCGGAGCACGCGGAATCCAAAGCTGCGCGGTGGGCCTTGCACGCCTTGGCCTTGGTGTACTTGCGCTTATCCTCAGGCGTTGCCTTGAGGGGCGACAGCGAGGGGATCTCTTGGACTTCGTAGAGAACGAAGTCGATTTGGATTCCTTGCTCGCGAAGCGCGTCGAAGTAGGTGGACGTTTGGGCGTCGTATTCGAGGCGCTTCCAGTAGTCGTCGGACAGGTAGGACGTGGTTTTGCGTTCCAGCATCCCGAACCGCCCGTTGCGGCGGATGACCCCATCGACGACGCCCGCTTCGATGTGCGTGGTGCGGTCGAGCACGAATGGCACCTCGGCTTGGACAAGCTCCCAATCGGCGGTGTATCGCTTGTCGAGTTCCGCGATCAGCGCGGCATCGTAAAGGTCAAGCTCGGCCCCAATCGTCATCCCCTGCCTCAGTTTCGCCCACGCCGTACCGATTGATAGGGCTCGGGAGTCGCGGTCGGGGCGGAGACGGAGGGAGTACGCGAGTAGGTGGCGGCGCGGGCAATCGAGGAAGCACGCGCGCCGACTGTGGGTCAGGGTCTCGGTCATGGTTGAGGAGGAGCGCGGTATCAAGCGCCGAGCAAACCTCGCACACACAGTCGTTCCCCTGCACGTTGCGGGTGAATCGACGGGCGAGGATCAGGGCGAGTTGTATGCGGTCATCCACGTCGGTCAGGGTAGGGCCTTGCGTTGCCCAGGTCAACAGGCTAGGCTAGAAAAATCATGATGAACCGCAAACCCTCCGCCTTGAAGATGGCTCGTCTCGCGCGCGGCTTGCACCTGAGCGACGTGGCGTTGACGTTGGGTGTGACGAAGCAAGCCGTGAGCATGTGGGAACTCGGAAAGCGGAAGCCGCAACCTAGCGTGGTGAAAGAGCTTGCGCGCATCTACGGGGTCCGGGCGAAGAATCTGGCTTGTTGACTCGGTAAACGGCCGATAGGATCAGAGCGCGGGAAAGGAGCCCGCAGCCATGAACCAACAAGAGATCCACACCGCCGCGCGCATCGT